AGAAATCCTTGCAAAAGCAGACGAAGTAACTACGAGCGTCGTTGGCAATGCATCAGGTGGTCTGCTTAATGCAGAGCAATCAAATCGTTTTATTGATTTCGTAGTTGATCAATCTAACCTCATGAAAAATTCCAGAGTTGTGCGTATGCGCACACCAACAATGGACATCGACAAGGTGTCGGTTGGTACAAGACTCATGGCTAAGGCAACAGAAGCATCCGATACCGGTACTAATGCTGCAGTGACTTTCACAAAAGTTTCGCTGTCCAGTGTTAAGCTTCGCCTTGACTGGGAATTGAGCACAGAGTCCCTTGAGGATAACATTGAAGGTGCTTCCTTGGAAGATCACCTTGCTCAGATTATGGCTCGCCAGACAGCAAACGATCTTGATGATCTTTTGATTAACGGCAATACATCTTCGAACAATGCTCTTTTGAAGGCACTTAATGGCTTTACAAAGCTGGCTCTTACGGGCGGCACTGTTGTTGACGAAACAGGAAACAATGTTTCCCGTTCGACATATGACAGAGTTCTTCGTAATATGCCAACTAAGTACCTACAGCGTCGTAATGAGTTGAGGTTCTTTGCAGGTGCAGGCGTTGTGCAAGACACATCGTTTAGCTTGCAGAATCCAAACTCGGCAACGGCAGCAACCGCTGGAGCTCCAGCTCCAGGTTCGACTTACGGTGAGCAGGCATTCATGAATGGCTCGATCCGTGCGAACGGCGGTCCAGGCGCAACTGGTCTTTCACCATATGGTATTCCATTGATTGAAATTCCTTTGATGCCAGAAACAGTTGCTGGTGATTACTCACCAACATCGGGCAGCCATGGTTATGTAGAGCTTACATTCCCAAATAACAAGGTGATCGGTATCCACCGCGATATCACACTGTACCGTCAGTTCCAACCAAAGACTGACACCATTGAGTACACACAGTTCATGCGTGTTGCAAACAATGTTGAGAATCTTGATTCTTATGTGATTGCAAAGAATGTCAAACTGCGCACTCTTTAATATAAATAATTAATGATGATGGGCGGGGGTGATTATACCCCCGCCTATTATTATGTTAAATTGATTTAAATTCATTTGAATGATAGGATTGGTATATGGTAAATAGAGATAATGTTGTAACAAGTGAGTCTGTACTCCCAAAAAAGAAAGTAGCTGCTAAAAAGCCGGCTGCACCAAAAAAGAAAATTGTTGACGAAGTTATTGATGAAGATTCTACTGTTGTTGAATCTGTGATTTTTACAAATAATGAACAAAGTGTCCTGCTGTATTTTGAGAGCGGGGCTGGATATGTTACAGGTTCTGGATTTAGATTTACCAGAGCCCAGCCAATGGGTGAAGTTTCTTCTGATGAAGCAAATAGCTTGTTGAGACTTCCTAACTTCAGATTGCCTAATGACGAAGAAAAGGAAATGTATTATAATAATCTGGAGGGATAATAATGGCAGGCAATCTTACAAACTATCTTGAAAATAAACTGATTGACCATTTTCTTGGTACGACTTCTTATACGATGCCGGCTGATGTTTATATTGCTCTATTCACAGTAGCTCCAGCGGATGCTGGTGGTGGAACAGAAGTAACTGGGGGCTCATATGCCCGCCAAATTGCAACATTTAGCGGAGCATCAAGCGGCGCAACATCAAATGATTCTAATATTGACTTTACTGGAATGCCAGCGGCTACAACAGTAGCGATTGGCATTTTTGATGCTTCAACGAGTGGAAATATGTTGTTGTACGGAACGCTTACAACTAATAAAACAACAGATGCTGGGGATACTCTAAGAATCGCAACAGGCGATCTTGATATCAGCATTGACTAGGAGATTAGTATGCTGAGAAGAGAATTTACAGGAGCAGCGTTGAGAACCAACTTGAGTGCTAACATCTCCAATAGCGCCTCGTCTTTCTCTGTAACAGATGCTGAAGGGTTTCCTTCTGGCTCAAATCCGTTTGCTGTTGTTGTTGATCGAGGCACATCTGATGAAGAAAAAATGTTGATCTCTTCAAGGGCCGGATCCTCATTTACAGTTCAGGAGCGTGGTTATGATGGAACGGTTGCGAAATCACATACATCTGGAGCTTTTGTTGATCATATTTTAGACGCTGTGACTATTCAAGATATGAACACCACAACATACGATAATGAAGTTTTAATGTGGATGGGGGCGTAAATGGCTAACTTAGTTCCTAAATCATTTTATCTTGGTAATACAACTGGGTCTAATGTTTACACGGTTGCAAACACTGCCGGAAATTACTCGATTATTAAATCAATTAATATTTGCAATACAAGTAATACCGATAATGCTACTGCGGATGTTCACATTCTGATTGCAGGAGCAGCAGCGGCTGCAAATAATAAAATTATTAGCAATGCAGTTGTAATCAAAAATGATGTTCTTTATTACAATACATCTATTGTCATTCCGGCAAATAGTAATGTTTATGTTGCGTCAAGCAATAGTGCTTTGACTTTTAATATTAGCGGGGTAGAATATGCCTAATCTTGTTAATAGCGGCGGCAGTGGGAGTGGTAATGCTTCTGGAGCTGCATTTATGTGGGATCCAAAGAAGCATGAAATTCTTGATGGAGCATATTTCCATGGATGGCAATTTGATCCCGCATCCGGTCGTCTCACTGCACAGGCCCACTCGGATAGCGATCCTGTCGTGATCCCAGATTATCGCTCAGGAGATGGCTTACTGGTTGCGAATGACGATGGCGGATTCAGGTTTACAGGCAGAGAAAACTTATCTGATTGCCTGCAAAATATGGATGAAGGGGAAACTATAGATTTTAATAATACTTCTGTATACATTAATTGGTTAACAAGCCAATCTGAATTAAATTATTCATGGTATACTGATAATAAATCGCATTTGATTTTGGAGGTTGCGTAAATGGCACAAGCAATAGATTTAGGAAGACTTAGATTTTTCCATAGAGGGGCATACAGCTCTGGAACAACTTATGAATTAAACGATGTTGTTTCGTATGGAGCGAAATCGTATGTCTATATTAATCAAACATCGGCATCAGCTAATCTCCCAACAAATGCGACATACTGGGCACTACTAGCCGATGGTCAGGATTACAAAGGTGCGTGGGCAAATGCTACTGCATATAAAATTGACGATATTGTAACTAGAGGCGGAGTGTCCTATAGCTGCCTAGTGGCACATACATCGGGGACTTTTACTACTGACCTTGCTGCTGCAAAGTGGGAAATATATGTTCCCGGTACCAACTGGCGTGGTGCTTGGGCAACAAGCACTTTGTATTTTACTAATGACATTGTGTTTTCTGATGGGAACGCTTACATCGCAACAAGTGAGTATACGAGCACCAGTGGTTCTATCGCTACTGACTTAGCTGCGTCTAAATGGACCTTGTTCTCTCAAGGTGGTACTGGTGAAATTCCAAGCCAATCTGGGAGTGCAAATTCTGTATTAAAGACTGATGGGACATCAGTATCTTGGACCAACTCATTGTCAATTGTTTCTGCAACATTAAGCGGCACACTCACTGCTAATGCAGTTACTGTCAATGCTAATATTTCTGCAAACAATATAAATGCTACAACTTTGATTCAAACTGGCGCTATAAATGCAAATGCCGCCTCAACTGTTGGTGCGAACTCAGTCAATTTTGCTGCAACACTGACTAACCCAACCCTTACGGTTCAGTCAAATACTACAGATTACTCACAGATCGCTTTTAGAAACTTAGGTACAAATGCAAACAGCTCAACAGATATTATTGCTTATGCCGATGCAGGAACTGATGATGCTGGCTGGATTGACATGGGTATTACATCGTCAAACTTTAATGACCCAGGCTTTACTATTACCGGTGATCATGATGGCTATGTCTTCTTAGAAGCCCCAGCAAACACTGCAGGAAACGGAAACCTTGTTCTTGCTACTGGTGGTAATGGTCAGCAAAACAAAATTATTTTTGCGGCAGGCGGTTTGTCAAGTGATAAAACTCAAATGGTTATTACTCCAAACACATCTGTAACAGTTAATATCGCTACTAACTCAACAAGCGCTACAACTGGAGCACTTGTTGTTGCTGGCGGTCTTGGTGTTGGTGGTAATGTTTACATTAGCGGTAATACTAATATCGTTGGGACAATCACTGTAGGTGGCGGTGCGTTTGAATCAAACAACCTTACCGTGTCAGACCCAATTGTGTTCATGGGAAATACAAACGCTGCTGATACTTTTGACCTTGGTTTCGCTGGTAAGTTTAACGATGGCGCTGTCAAGTATGCAGGTCTATTAAGAGATGCAAGCGATGGTAAGTTTAAGTTGTTTACTAATCTAACAACAGCTCCGACAAGCACAGCAAACTTTGCTGCATCCGCAAACGCATCTTTGGTTGTTGCAGACCTTGAAGCAAGCGGTCTTGCAAATATTGCTGGAATTGTAACTCTTTCCAATACTACAGCTTCTTCAAACACTACGACTGGTGCCCTTGTTGTTACTGGCGGTATTGCTACTGCCAATAATGTGAATGTTGGCGGGACACTGAGTGTTGCTGGAGATGTAACAATTACTGGTAATACAACGGTCAATGGTCGTTTGACAATGGCTGAGATTTCAGAGGTTGTTGCATCTGCTGCAATATCATCTAATGTTTCTAATGTGGCATACACTGACACACTGATTTCGTACTACTCAGCACCATCTGCTAACTTTACTATTAACTTAACAGGTGTTCCAACAACCAACGATAGAATTATTACCTTCACAGCAATCATCACACAAGGCTCTACAGGTTACTACCCAAGCGCATTCCAAATTGATGGTGTTGGTCAAACAATCAAGTGGGGTGGCGGTGCTGCAGTTGCTGCAACATCAAGCTCTGGCAAGATTGATATTTACACATTCAACCTTCTGCGGACAGGTTCGGCATGGACAGTTTTTGGCGCTGGAAGCGTCAATTATTAAGGAGACGACCAATGGGAATATACAGCAGTATTAAGTCAATCGGCGCAGTAGGTTCTAAAGTACTCACTACTAAGCTAAAAGCTTTTCAGGATACTTTTACTGCAACGAATAGTTCTACAGATCTTCCTCAAACAACAGCAAAGTGGGTTGCGACAAGTGGTACATGGGGTATCACCGGGAATAAAGCCTACTCAACTACAGCAGCCTCGTCCTATCCAGTTGCGACAGTTGATACAAACACTAAAGATGTTGTTGTTAAATCAACAGCTTCCTCATCTGGCTCCGGCTACGGCGTTTCATTTTGGGTTACAGATGCAAATAACTGGTGGGGCGCACATACGGAAAAGACAACTTTTTCTGCAGCCCCATATAACTGTCCAAGCGGAGGCACTGCTTATGGTTCAAATTGTAATTATGCTTACGGCGCATCTGGTGGTCCATATTCCTATTGCGGCGGCTGCGGCGGCGCAACTTTTGGTTGCGATTGCTATAACTGCTGCTGGGTCTTCGCCGGTCCTGCGCAAGTTTATAATGCAAGCGCCCCGTATAACTGTCCATCGGGAGGAAGTTTGTCGGGTTCTACTTGTTATGTGACATATGGTGGAACGCTGACTACATGGTATAAACACGATTTCAAAGTTGTTAAAAAAACAGCTGGTTCCGTATCCGTTGTTGCAACACAACTTGTTGGAAACACAACTTCTAATACTGATTATATAGCATATATTCAAGCTAATACTCAACCTAATAGTGCAATAATTACTGCGCAAATGAGCACTGGTGGGGCTGTAGCTAGCTATACGGCTCCCGCAGGCACTCCTGGTAGATCTAATTTGCATGGATTAATTGCCGGACCAGCAACCCTTAGTGGGACAACATCTGTTGAAACTTTTGATTATACGCCTAATTAATATATGAATAAATATAATACATTAAAAGAAATGTCTGAAAGAAGATTGAGTATATGTAATGATTGTCC